ACCCGTGTGGAATAGCGTCAACAAGATTGCCAACAATATTGGCGTGATGCCGCTGGAATTGTATCGCGTGACGGCCAACGGAAAAGAAGTGGCGTCCGACGATTCACGGCATTACGTCTTAGCCAAAGATCCAAATGAGTATCAAACGCCGATTGTATTTAAGTCGCAAGTGACTTCTCACGCGATTTTGAAAGGCAACGGGCGGGCGTACATTCACTGGATTGGCAATCAGCTACAAGAGTTGATACCATTGCAGCCTGAATCGACTGTTACGATGCTGATCGAGGGCAAGAAGTTCCATATCAACGTGCCTGGGGAAAATGATCGAACGCGGCTTTTTGAGCGTGTCACTTCCATTGGCGGGCTGAAGGAAGCAATCATTCTTGCTGATGAGGACGTGATTCACATTCCAGGCTTTGGCTGGGATGGCGTGGAAGGTATGGATTTGCTTACCATCGCATCTCGATCGCTCAACAGCGGTATCGCAGGCGACAAGCGGTATCACACGCAGGTAAATAAGGGGTTTTCGATTAAGGGGATGATAGAGGCACCCGTTGGGATGTTTCGTGATGAAAAATCGGCAAAGTTATTTCTGGATGGATTCAATGAAAAGCATCAAGGGCCTGAAAACGCCGATAGAGTTGCGATGCTTCGCGAGGGCATGAAGTTCCAGACCTACGCGATGTCAAACAAGGATGCAGAAGCGTTGGAGTCGCGTCGCTATAACCGCCAAGACATGGCATTGTGGTTTATGATGGAGTCGATTCTTGGTGACGGCTCAAACGAAGTGTACAACTCGATTGAGCAAAAGAATCAAGCATACCTTACGAACTGCCTGATGACGTGGATTACAAAGTGGCAAGAGGAGTTGAATAAGAAACTACTTGGACGAAACGAGAAGCTGCAAGGCCGCTATGAGTTCATGTTCGACACGATTGCTCTGCGTTTAGGTGACTTCAATTCCACCGTGAGCACGCTTCGCAATGCCGTTGAAGGCATGCTGCTCAACAAGAACGAGGCCCGCGACATTCTCGGATATAACCGCGTTGATGGTGGCGACGTATTCGAGAATCCGAACACGACTCCAGGCGGGCAAGCGGCGGCACCACAGGCGAAGCGGCTGGAATCGTCCGCCGTGCACGCTCATATTGAGCACTTAGTTGGCGTTGAGAAAAACCGTCTATTGCAGGCGTCTGACAATCCAAGCAAGTTCATTGCCAGCGTCGAGAAATTTTACGGCACATTTGAAAAGACGCTGCAAAACGGCATTGCAAAATACACCGTGAATGAGTCACTTGCCTCCAAGTGGTGCGACGCATCCAAGCAACGTGTTTTCGCACTAACCGACAGTTGCACTTACGACCAAATCAAGCCTGCACTTGAGCAGGATTTTGCCCAATGGGACGAACGAATTAACGCACTTGTGCAGGAGATTTGCGATGCTGCGAGTTGACGGAAATGAAATCTACATCTACGACGTAATCGGCCCCGAATGGTTTGGGCTCATTTCGGCCAACATGGTGATGGATGCACTCAACCAAGTTGGGCAACAGCGGGCTATCGTTCACTTCAATAGCCCTGGCGGCGGAGTGGATGAAGGCGTGGCAGCTTACAACGCCATGAAACGGCATCGCGAAAAGTACGGCTTGACTGTTGTAGTCGATTCGCTTGCTGCGTCCATTGCTTCCGTTATGGCTATGGCTGGCGATAAGATTGTTATGGCGGAAGGATCGATGTTGATGATCCATGAGCCTTGGACGGTTGCTATTGGTGATTCGCGTGTAATGAAGAAAACGGCGGAAATTCTTGACAAGACTAGCGACAGCTTGATCGGTATTTACGCAACACGAACCAATAAAGACGCCACTGAAATCAAGTCGATGCTTGTCGAAGAAACATGGATGACGGCAAAGGATGCTATTGATTTGGGTTTTGCCGACAGCATTGAAGGCGTCGCCGTGGAGCCAGTTGCCGTACCAGCCGATATGTTCGCCAAGGTGCCGGACAGCGTGCAGCAAAAGCCAATTTCGGCACGCAAGCGAGATGCACGAGCTATTCTTGCCAAGATTGCAACACGTCGCGGTCAGTCGATTTGACACGGTTTTTGATTTTGCTATAGTTTAACTGACGACAAATTCTCTATCGCAACTAATTAGCGGCATAGGGCAAATGGTCGAGACGTTTATTTCGTTTCGTCGCATGTTGCTGGATGCCGCTATCTTTGTTTTGGTGCCAGCCCTGCGAATTAAGCACAGGAGGCACTCTAGTGTCATATTTCAACAAACTGAAGGCTCAGCATGATGAAGCTGTAGCACGTGCATCGGCTATCGTTGCGGTAGCCACTGAAGAAAATCGCGAAGTCACCGAAGACGAGCAGCAGCGAGTCGACGAGGCACTAAAAACCGCCGAGCAGCTTGAGCCGAAAATGGAACAAGCTCGTAAGATCGAGATGAAAGCATCGCAGTTGCTTCAAGATCGCCAGCAAACTGGCAACTCAATCCAGGTTCCCGGCAAAAACTTCGCGATTCCGAAGGCCCACGGAACACTCAAGGCGTTTAAGGACGCTCAGTCCGCTTACGACACTGGCCACTTTTTGCTTGCTACCATCGGTGGCAACGAAAAATCCAAGCAGTATTGCCGTGATAAAGGCATGATTCTTAACGTCCATTCTGAGGGCGTGAATTCCGCTGGCGGATATCTTGTGCCTGAGATTATGGAATCGGCAATCATCGACCTCAAGGAAAAGTATGGTGTGGCACGACGCAACGCCTATGTCTATCCGATGACAAGTGATGCAACTACAATTCCACGACGCAATAGCGGACTAACCGTCTACTACCCTGGCGAGAACGGTGAGGGCACTGATTCCGATATGTCGTGGAGTCAGGTTCGGCTCGAAGCCAAGAAGGCTATGATTCTCACGCGAGTGTCGAACGAGCTCAACGAAGATGCTATTGTTTCGCTGGCTGATATTATTACAAACGAAATGGCTCTGGCGTTTGCGTATAACGAGGACTACGGTGTTTTTCGTGCAAACGGCGAATCGTCGTACGGTGGAGCTGTCGGACTTGCTAATAGCCTACTCGCTGGCTCTGTTGTTACTGCGACCGCTGGCGACAACACTTTTGCGGAGCTTGATTGGGCATTTTTCGAGGAAGCAATGGCAAAACTGCCGCAGTTCGACGGAATGCAAGTTGCATGGTACGTTAATTCCGCATTTTTCTACGCTGCAATGGCCCGTCTTGCTAACGCTGCTGGTGGCAACACCAAGGCAGACGTGGCGAGTGGTTATGACATGATGTTCATGGGCAAGCCAGTTGTGTTTACTCAAGTGCTACCAAGTGCTCTGACGAATCTTGCTGAGACCGTTGTTGGATTCCTTGGCGATCTTCGCATGGCTGGAACCTTCGGCTCTCGCCGTGGTATCACCATGAGCAGCGATTCGAGCCTATACTTCCGATACGACCAGATTGCCCTCAAGGGCACTCAGCGATGGTGTTGGAATGGTCATGAAACTGGCACCGCTTCCGTTGCAGGACCGATGATTGCACTCAAGATGGGCACCGCCTGATCTTAGCAGTGATTGACGCGGGGTGAGCCTTGTAAACCGCTCCGCGTTTTCTTCCACACAAAACACGAAAGAACAGGTGATTCTATATGAAACAGACCCAAGTACTCCACACTTCGATTGCAATCGCTCCGCAGAGCCTTGCATCTAATACCACGACAACTGCCCGCATTGATACTGCCGGTGCAGATTACGCAACTCTACGCATCTGCTTTGGTGCTGAGTTGAATACCAACGCAACTGGGCCAACGATTGCTTTGACGGCAAGCGATGACACCGTTGTGACCAACTTTGCAACCTTCAATGCTTCGTTCGCACGAACTGCGGAGGATTGTACCGCTGGTAAGGTTGTGACGTATCACGTCCAGCCACCAAAGCGTTATTTGCGAGTTGCGTTGACGACTCCAAACTCCAGTAACGACGTTATCTCAGCCTGCGTTTTAGCTGAATTGGTGAAAGAAATCTCGCCAATTGGCACAACTGGCCAAGGTGATGTTGTTGTGATCGGCTAAGCCGAGTGTCACTCACTCCGCTCGGCACCCTGCCATCGATGATAGCCCTAGTCGGTGGCAGGGATTTAATTTACGGGGCACATGGCGGGCTACCATGTTTTACGGACAGTTAATGCAGGACGCTTGGGTTGCTGAGCAGTTGCAGGATTTTGATTTACGACGCGGCTACTATGTCGATGTTGGCTGTCATGACGGGCACGAACTGAGCAATACGCTCTATTTTGCTGAGCGTGGCATGCCTGGATTGTGCATCGACGCGAACAGACGAACGCTCGAACTGGCAAAGAAAACACGGCACGCAGAATTTGAGTGCTGTGCAGTAAGTCACAAAAACGGTGAAGTAGGATTTAAGGTTAGTCATATCAATGACATGCTGTCCGGTATCGAATCGGTATATCCAGACTACAAAATCGAATGCAAGACGCTTGCCACAATACTTGACGAGCATCATGCACCAAAAGAAATAACGTATCTATCAATTGACACTGAGGGGCATGAATACGAAGCGCTGTTGGGCCTTGGCGATTATGACCCACAGATAATCACAATTGAGCACAATGGCAAATCAGAAAAAGCAAGCAAGATACTCGACTGGCTATGGTCGAGGAATTACTTGGTGCGAAATGTAGCTTGGGACTTTTTTGCAATCAAAGACAGAGTGAGGTTTGAAAAATGAGCGAAGAGCAGACAAAGGAATTCAAAGTTTGTGCGTTGATGACATTAGGCCGTTACCGCAACACGCGGGCTCAACTTGTCATTGAACAAGCAATTCGCAGCGTAGGACTACCGTTGCACACGGCAGAGGGTGTGTTTTACGGTCAATGCATGCAGCGGCTCTTTACGCGGGCAATCGACCAGGGCATTGATGTTGCGATAACGATTGATTGGGACTCGTTCATTACCGGCCAGCATATCATTCAGTTGCTTCAAATTATGGCACAGCGGCCAGATATTGACGCACTTGCAGCGATGCAGGCGAAGCGTGGATGCCACTATCCTTTGATGACAATTCAAGGGCAAACGTCTACCGACTGGGACGGACGCTCGCCGCTGCAAGTCGATACCATGCATTTTGGTTGCACGGCAATTCGGCTTGATAAGCTTGCCAAGATGCCGAAGCCATGGTTTTGGTCGACGCCCGGAACCGATGGCGAATGGGAAGATGACAGTGGCAAGATTGATGACGACATTTACTTCTGGAAATCGTGGAAGGCGGCTGGCAATTCAGCTTACGTCGACCCACTGACACGAATTGGTCACATGGAAGAAACCATTGCCGTTTTTGATGACAGCATGAAGGTAAGACACCTTTATCCTAAAGCGTGGTCGGAACTAATTGAAACGGGCAAGTTTCCAAGTGACGCAAACACTGTAGAGGCTGCAAGCGATGTCTGAGACAAGCCTGATTTTAGTCACCGATCGAACCGTATATCCGGTTAGTGTTGCCGAAGTCAAGCAGCAATTGAATATTGCCGACGATGAAACCGCACACGATGACTACATCAGGCTATTGATTCAGGTTGCTACTCAACAGTGGGAACACGATACGCAGCAGGTCACCACGCAGCAAACCTGGAAGTATGTCATTGAGTGCTTTGACGATGACGAAATCATCATTCCATATGCACCAGTGGCATCAATCACGCACATCAAATACTACGACGTAGGCAATACGCTTCAGACGCTATCGAGTGCCTATTACACGCTGGACGGCATTACCGGCGGTGTACCCAAGGGTAATTCACGCATTTGGCTCAACGAACCGTACAATTGGCCGAGCACATACGACCGCGAAGATGCCGTGCAGGTTACCTTTGTGGCTGGATATTCGGCAACGGCATCCAGTGTTCCACAAATTTATCGGCACGCCATATTATTGCTATGCACGTTCTACTTTGAGCATCGCGGCGAACCTGTTGTCGGTGATTTGCCAATGTATCCAGCCTATGAAGCACTTGTGCGTCGATTCATGCGGAGCACCTACCCATGACGGTATACCAAGGCAAAAAGTTTGTTATTGGCTCAATGCGGCATCGAATATTGGTGCAGCAAGAAGTCGAGACATTTGACACAAGCAGCGGACAGCCAACGCGGACATGGAGCACGCTCTACAATGATGAGCCAGCAATTTACGACGAAGTTAGAGGCGGCGAGAATTTTCGAGGTGGACAGGTCGAGGCAGGTATTACAGCGGTATTTACCGTCCGTTATCGCGAAGGATATGGCCCGACTCGTCGAATATACTTCAACACGCGGTACTACAATATTGTGTTCGCGAAGCGAGTCAGGGGATACGACAGATACCTCGAAATCCACTGCCGAGCGGTAGATAACGGGACGGTGTAGCATGAACGGCATTCGATCATTGTTTGTGTTTATTGCCAGAGAGATAGCGAGAAAAGCATCGGATTGGTTTGTTTCGTTAACGCGGTTTGTGAGTCGTTTTTTCGGATAAAGTCTCGGTAAACTATGGCAAAGAAAAAAGCAATATTTATCGATAACTCGCAACTCGTTGACGTAACTAATCACCTCAACAGTTTGTCCGCCGACGTATCGAAATACGTACGAAAGCACGCCGCACCGCGAGCCGCCGAACTTGTACGAACAACTGCTGTCGCACTGGCACCAAAGGGCAAGCAATCAGACCGAGCCAAACAAAGCAAGAAACATAAAGCCAAGTGGGGAAAAACTCCGCCGCTGTCGCAAGTCGTCATTAGCGAGATCCGCGATTACGGTGTGAATAACTTTACGTCGTTTGTTGGGCCTGAATACCCGTACGGCAATAAGGCGTATTTCGATTACCACGGCACCAAGATGCGAAAGCGAGTCTACTGGGGAAGATTGCCGAGTAGCGGACCTAAAAGCCGTCGCAAACGTCGATGGATGGTTCAGGTGATGGATACAGTCGGACAAACCGTTGTGAAAATTTACGAAAACTCAGTTAAAGACGCTGTTGCCGAAACACTTTGGAAAAAGTAAATGGCCGACCCTACTGCCGCTGTGCGGTCCTACTTACTAAACAACACAAGCACTGCGATAACGTCGCTGGTTGGTAGCGGTACGTCGGCACGAATCTTCCCAGATGAGTTGCCACAAAACTGCCAGATGCCGGCGATTACCTATGAGGACATTAGCGACACGCCAACGCACGTTATTGGCACCGACTGGGGACGCAGTGGATTCAGCCGGGCACGAATTGCGTTTGAGTGCTACGCATCGACAAAGACACAGAGCAAATCACTGGCACGGACACTCATGGCGTACTTGTGTGGGCCTACACAACGATTACGCGGAGTTTACGGCGGAGTAAATTTCATGGATGCGATGATTGACTACGGACCACGCAGCGAGACGGACGCTCCAACCGATGGCAGTGACGAGCGGCGTTATCTAACGACAATCGAAATCATGTTTTCTTATTACGATGAATAGGAGGCCCACTAGATGGCTATTACCGAAACTCACGCGGATACCGGTGCAGGTGCAACGATTACGTTTTCGAGCACCAGTTACGCTGCAAAAATCAAGTCGCTTCAGTTGCCGACGTTTATGGTCGATGACTTGAACAAGTCGACGCTCGACTCCACTGGCTACATCGACTACGTGCCAAGTGATCTTGTTGAAGGTGGCGAAATCAGCGGAACCGCACTGTTCCCAACGTCACTCGATTTGCCGGTTGTTGCTGCGACCATTACCGAGACTTGCACCGTAACATTCCCGCTGCGAAAGGTTGCCAGCACGACCACAACTAGCAATGAAACCACTGCCGCAAACCTTGCTGGCAGTGGATATTTCAAGTCGTTCCAGATGCCACAATTGCAACTTGGCACGCTGCAAGAATGCACGTTTGTTTTCAAATTTGACGGCGGCACTGGGCCGACGTTTACAAAGTCTGCGTAATTGAAGCCTTGGGCTAAGGTGATTTTATGGCTACTACTACTGTTCGGTGTACTGCATGGATATCGTACGATTTCTGCAAAGACATGCCGGAGTCTCTAACCACTGACGACGGCAGGGTATTTCGGCTCCGCAAATGGGCTCCAGTTGCCGAGCACGACAAATACTCAGAAGTGACCTGCGTGCTTGTACCAGATGTTAAGCAGTTTCGAGAGAGAAGTGAGGCAGAAAATGTATCGAATTGAACTACGCCCCCATAAGGGCAAAACGATTCAGGGCGTCGAAGTAGAGCACGATCAATGGATGATCTACGCCAACGGACGGCACTGCGGATATGTCGGTAAACAGGAGGGGGCACACGTGTCACTTTTTGAGGTGACGAAATCAGAGGAAATCGGCATTCGACAGGCAGTGCAACAGCAACTTGGCGAGCGTCGATTTGCAGTGTGCCCGAGTGATGATGATGTTGTAAAGCACGAGAAGGTTAAAAGGGGCAAGCGATGAGTATTTTAAGTCGAGAACAGTTTGCAGAATTTGGGAAGCGTCGGTATGTCGAGGTTGAACTTCCACAGGGTAAAGTGCGGCTGCAATCGCTCACCGAAATGGAACGCGGCGACTTCAACGCAGAAATGCTTGATGAGGAAGGAAAAGTCGACAAAGAATCGACGAAGGCCGGTACTGCAAAACTACTGGTACGGATGATTGTCGATGAGCAAGGCATTTTGGTATTTCACGCCAATGAATGGCCGGTGATTGCAGCGTGGGACTCGCTGATTACCGAGCAACTTGGCGACGCCGCACGCAAGCACATCGGCTTTGATCGAGACAACGAAAAAAAATCCTAAATGACCGGCGACTCCGTGTAGCAACGGAACTTTGCAAATTATGGCACATTGCCGACGTGCAAGGATTTATTGCAAGCACGGATTCGACGGTACTAGATTACTGGGTGGATTATGATGCATTGTACCCACTGAATACGAGCGACAACCAGCGTTTTGAGTGGGCCAGCATATACACGATGCTGCATCAAGTTTACTCGGCAATCATGGCAAGTGGCGGCGTTAAAGTGGATGCACTTGACATCAACGAACTTTTACCCAAGCATTTGCAGCAAGAGAAGCCGATAGCCGTAACTGGCTCGCAAGTTTTGCAGTCACAAATTAGAGGTGCGTTTCGAGTATGACAAAAACAGTATCCTACGCGAACGTGCACTTGACCTATACCGCCGACGCTGCTGGACTACGGCAAGCCAAGGCGGATATGGCCGCGATGAACCGGGTTATCAATCAGACGAAAAGCGACACGGAGCGATACGAGGAGCACGTACAGAAGCTCGATCGACTGTTAGCCAATGGCAAGATAACGCAAGAGCAGTACAATCGTGGGCTCGAAGCCGCACGCAAAAAGTACCTTGAAACCAACAAGGAAGTCGCCAAGGCCATTGACTACCAGAAGCAGTACAATACCGCACTGGCAAACAATAAGGCACGGCTAGCGGCGACACCGACCACAGCCAAGGCTCAAGCAAGTGACGGCACGTCGTTTTTTGGCGTCACACCTGCCACAATCGCGTTCACGGCAGCGACAGCCAAGGCAACGTATGAAGCAAAGCAGTCCGTGCAAGCATTCGCCGATCTTGAGTCAACGCTTGTTACACTGCAGGTCGTCTACGGCGACGCAAAGCGAGCATCGCAAGACTTCGCGACCATGCGTCAAATGGCGGCAGTATCGCCATTAGAAGCAAAGGACTTCACGCGGTCGGCTCAAATTATGGCTCAGTATGGTGTAGCCGTTAACGAAATTATACCGCGACTATCAGCAATATCTGAGGTTGCTGCCGGTAATTCAGAACGCATGTATTCTCTGTCGCTTGCCTTTGGTCAAGTTGCTGCCGCTGGCCGACTGACAGGCCAAGAAGTGTTGCAAATGGTCAATGCTGGCTTCAATCCGCTAGCCGAGATCTCACGCACGACAGGCCGTAGTATGCGTGATTTGCGTGATGACATGGCCAACGGTCTAATAACCTACGAGATGGTGGCAAAGGCGTTTGACACTGCTACGGGTGCTGGTGGACGATTTGAGGGGATGAATGAGAAGTTAGCCACAACCGTTTCGGCAAAACAAGCTCAGATTCGCGACGAAATAACAAAAACCAGAGAAGCGTTTGGCGAGTTATTTGCTGCAATGATTCCATTTGAAACCCAAAAGGGCTTCCTTCAGTTCACGCAATTCATGGCACAAGGTTTTAAGAGTGGTGACGCTAATATGAACAAGGCTGAGGCCGCAGCCCGCTTATTTGGCGTCAATAGATGGCAAGACGTAAGCATGCAGGACATAAAAACATTGCTGTCACTTCCAGGCGGAAAGGGTGTGCCAACTGTCAAGCCAATAGAGGAAGCCAAGAAAAGCACGAACATGCTTGGAAAATCTATCGTCGATTTTGGGAAGTCGCTAGCAACGACGATACAATCTGCTGGCGTCACATATACGGATACTTTCGCTAAATTTGAGGCGATGGCCAAGCAAGGCGGGCAGGCCGCAGTCGAAGCAAGCATCAAGCAGCGTGCAGCGGCGGAAGAAAAACGCAAACGTGAACTACAAAATGCCAGCACCGCAAAAGCCGAATCAGTAAACTCGGAATTGTCTGCAGCCGTTTCCGCAGGCTCTCGCGAGGCCTTTGATTTGATTTCAAGACTCCAGCAGACGCAACAGCAAAAGCAACTTGAATTTCAACGACAGCAGTTAGTTGAGCAAAAAGCGGCGACTAAAATACTCAAAGAACTGAATAACAAGGGTGGAATAGGAGTGGTAAAGTAATGCCAGTGCTTGTAGGACAAAAACGCGGAAAAAAAATAGATGTATCGACATCGAAGCAGGGCCTAATTTACAGCCTCGAAAAGGAGTTTTACGTTTACGATGATTCAGGATCAGCTAATGAAGGCCAGATACTATTAACCAATGGAATTCCGCTGGTTAACACGATCGAAACTGACGCAGGTGTGCCTGCAATTATGGTGTGCAGGAAGAAGAGTGCAGAGCAATGGGAATCAAATAAGAGATATTGGACTGTATCGTGCTCGTTTGACAATAACCCATCAAGCGACCAGCAGGATACAGGCGGAAACGAGACGGACAATCAAGATCCAACCACATGGTATGCAATTGTAAATTTTGATTTTCAGTCTTTTGAATCTGCTATGGTCTTCATGCAAAACTTTGCCAAGCGACCATACGCTACTCCAATCATGGAGGAACAACTAATACCGACTCTTGTCTTTACTCAGTATATGCCTCCGAGCCTGTCGATTTATGATTTAATTACTAGCTATCATGATGTCGTAAATGATAGCCAGTTTCTGAACGCTCCAGGTGGCTACTGGTTACTGACAATTGAAGACGCTTCTTTTGGCATCACAAACGACTATAGATGCTGGAAAGTGGATTTTCGCCTCAGTTTCAAGATAAGCCCGTGGGGATCT